ATCACTGTGGGAACAGGAACAGGAACTAGCAGACAAACAGGATCTGTTCGACGAACTAAACGAGTTCGAAGACTTCGAAGACTTTGAGTGATCCTTACCCTTACCTTTTCAACCTTTCCTAGCTATGACTTCCGCAACCTTTGACCGCTTCGATATAGCATCCGCTCACTATTTGTTCTGGAGTGAGCACCACTCGGGAATGTTTAGCGAAAGCTACACAAAATTGTGTAAGGCCTTGAGTATCTTTAAACCTAGTCCGTCGTTTGATTGGCAATCTCTTTCAGATAACGCAAAAGATATTTATAGAAACCTCTGCGAACGTGAGCTAGTGAAATGTGACTATGACTCATTGAGCTACATCCTGGAAGATAATTACGACCTAGAAGATGATTGTGTCGCTTGGTTTGTTGAACATTACAATGACAACCCAGAAGACCTTTGCAATTATCAAACGTCAGACTTTATCAATATCGATATGTGTTACACCAAAGACCTTCTGAACTTCTATAGAGACAACGAAACATCAATCCTTGAATGGCTAGACCTAGCTTGCGACGCTTACGGTTACACCTCTAGGTTGCAACTTGTCGAAGGTCAAACAATAGAAGATCCCGACGATATGGCTACGGCTTTCGTGAATGCAGCTATGACATATCTTGGGAACGATCTTTATACAGCGGTGGAGAACTGGGAAGATTGATGCTCTATAAATTCCCACAATTTCTAGGCTATTTATTCCTCTTTATCCTGCCCATTATCCTCACAACTTTAGGCCTACTGAGAGCCAATTAAAGATAACCAACGGCCTCCTAATTAGGGGGCCTTTTGCTATACAAATACTTATTGAGAATGCGTCGCAATAGCAGGTAGGTCTAGGTCTAGTTGAGAATGACTCTCAATAGCAACAAGTAGAAATGAGAATGAGAATCAGAATCAACTAGACCAGGCCTGGGTTCGGTCTTAACTACTATCACGCCACGGGGCACGCCACGGGACACCAGCTAAATTTCCTTTAAATTGCTTTTAGCACTGTGTCGGTGGCAATGCTAGTCCCAGCAAACGCCAAGGAGAAGTTCTACGCACCACTTAAGCAAGTGGCAGCTCAATACGTTCCACTCCTGATGGCACGAATGACGGTCTTACAAGATCGAGCCAATCGAGCTCTTGAGTTCCTGGATGCTGAGGAAGAGGAAGACCAAGAGTTGGTGTGGATGGATGACGCAGAGAAAGTAGTTGCGATTGCTGAGGCACAGTCCGTCCTTCATAAGTCAGTAGTAGAAGCAGGGATGTGCCAATCGTTAGTCGGAGCATTTGCAGATTTGTTGGAGAACGATTACCAAAGGCTCAGAGATAGCCGGTGTGCGTTCCTCAACGAAGAGGGAGAGCTGGAATCTATTTACGAAGATGATGAATCCAATGAGGGGCTCTGAGCGCTTGGTAAGTTATCAAGCCTACCAGCAGGTCTCTGACACGCCCTTTTAAGAGCCTCTAAGGCCCCTTTATCACCCTTCGGCTCCAACCACCCCAGAAGGACCTCAAAGAGGGCTTCAAGGCGCTCTGGGGCATCAATGAGGCTCTCTCCGAACCTCTTATTATCCCAATACGCCACGAGGCACCGAGCTTTGAGGTCATCGAGCTCAGCCTTGTCACACATTTGGTTGAGCTCTTCTTCGGTGTATTGCTCAGTCATAAACAAACAATTATTTAGTTAACCAAGTAGAAAGGGCACGAATAAAAGCAGTCATCTGGCCACTTTCAATTGCCTCAGAGACTGCAAGGTCATCATTTTCTGGTCCCCACCAAAAGATGGCAAATTCATCAAGATCATCGTCTGACAATTCACTCATTGATCACAACCTCACCACAAAGACTCTCAAGAGCAGCCAAATACCCATCCCAAAAATCTTTCTGTTGATCACCTACAGCTTTCTTGTATTGATCACGAGCGTATTCATATTCATCAATCACAACTTCAACATCAAGAGTTACTGCTTCTGACATTTCACTTCTGCTCCCACACGGAAGGATCAAAGTAGTCATCAGTAGTAGCTTCTTCTTCTTCCTGTTTAATTACTTCCAAAAGATCTTCTAGTAACTGATCAAGTTGTTTGTTGTCAGTTGGATCCTGGGGAGTCATTTAAGTGCCTCTTTGAATGGCGATAAAAGAACCTCTTTAAAAGGGCTCTCTAAGTGGCCTCTGAAGGAAGACCGCTAGAGACCTCTTTAAGAAGGCCTTTAAAACTTAAAGAGGGTCTTTCTCAAAGGCCACTTAAAGAGGCCACTTCAAGAGCTGGCCTAAGACCCCTCTACGAGGCGTAAGTTCTACGGGTACCTTCTGTGGGTCCTTTCGACTTAAAGGCCATGCAGATCCAAGGAACCCTCACGGGCTGGATCCCTGACTTTTACGAAACCCCTACCTACAACGGTGAGACCTCCGACTTCCGTCTCAAGGTTCTTGTTCAAGACGCTGCTGAGATCGTGGATCAAATCAGCGACGAGTACGACAAAGCCTGTGAGTGGTATCGGGATGCCACTGGCAAGAAGAACTTTTTTGATGCCCCGTTTGAGATGAACGAGGATGGCTCAGCCGTAATCAAGCTGACTGCCAAGACCGCTTACGGTGAGTTCCCTCTGCCTGTGGTGGACACTGAGCTGCAGCCCATTGCTCGTGACCTCAAGCTGCGTGAAGGCTCTGAGATCCTGGTGGCAATCAAGTACACCTACATCCCTCGCAAGAGCCCTCGTGGTGGCCTCCGGCTGTGCCCTAAGGGTATCCAGGTTCTGAAGGCTGTTACCACGGCTGGTAGCGACAGTGGTGACTTTGACATCGCTAAGGCTTTCAAGAAGCAATCAGGCTTCAAGCAATCCAAGCCAAATGTGAAGGAACTTGCTACTGTGTCGGGCGAAGATCCTGACTTTTGAGTAGATGGCCCGACGATTCCATAAGTACGGCAAGCGCCAAGCAGATGGATTTCGTTCGGGCTTTGAATCTCAGGTAGCCCGTAACCTGGCCGGGAAAACGAATTGGAGCTATGAGGGCCGAAGCTTTGACCTCCTAATTCCCCGGAGCTACACGCCTGACTTCTTCCTCGATAACGGAGTCGTGCTGGAGGTAAAGGGCTACTTCGATGCGGAGGACAGAAGGCTGATCAAGCTGTTTAAAGAGCAGCACAGTTCAGTCGACATCCGAATGGTCCTACAGAAGCCGCATCAAAAGCTCACCAAAACCGGCAGTATGACCTACGCCGCTTGGTGTGATAAGTACCACGTCCCCTGGTGTGAAGGTCCCTCGGTCCCGTCCAGTTGGCTGCTATAGTCAGTTCGGACAAGGATGAAAGGACACTGACCTCCGGGGGTTTCAAGACACCCTTGGAGGTCTTTTTATGTCCCGCGTCGTGTCGCGTTTGTCTTGCCCCAAATGTGGGTCACGCGACAACGTTGCTCTTTACGACGATGGGGGTCAGCACTGCTTCACCCCTGGTTGCTCGTACCACCTTTCTGGTTCTTCCTCTTCTTTCCTCATGTCCCCTGTACAGAATGAATCCCACACTGAGATCGACCCGGTTATTGGAACTTATCAGTCCATCCCGAGCCGTGGAATCGGAGACGAGACTTGTCGCCTCTTCGGGTACTTCAAGAGTACCTATGGCGACAGTGAGGCTTACTTCTGGCCCATCTACGACAAAGAACGTCGTCTCACTGGTTACAAGATTCGTAAACCAAACAAGACTTTTGTCCAACACGGAACCAATCCTGATAATACGTTTCTCGGCCAAGAGAAGTGGAGTGGTGGCAAGCTGCTGGTTATCTTTGAAGGCGAGTACGATTGCCTCAGCTACGCCACGGTACGGAAGAGTTGGCCGTGTGTCTCGCTACCTAATGGTGCTGACTCTGCGGAGAAATGCATACGGAGTAACCTCGATTGGCTTCTGAAGTTTGAAGAAATCATTCTGTGCTTCGACAGCGATGAGCACGGTCAGAAAGCGGTCAAAAAGGCGATCCAATTACTGCCGCCTCGCGTAGGTAAGATCGGCAAGATTGAGGGCT